AGTCACCTGAATTTGTGTAGAAATTTTTTGGAAATTCAATGGGTAATGTTTGTGTACACATTCTCTTCATGAGACTCATTAAATTCTATCAAGAAAATAACATCCCCGCCAACCCATTTTTCACTTTCAAGATGTTTAGAGTTTCAAAGTATACGTTTGAACTTGGTGCATTCACACTCACATCTCGTATCCTACTCATGTTGATGGGATTGAGGAAGAGTACACTTTGGCCTCTCAAAGGAATATTCACAAAATTTTCATAGGGCATGATGTTGGATGAATTGGAATCAAACATGTTTTCACCATTGAGTTTCAATGATGTGAAAGTATTGGATGTAAATACCTTGGTACATGGTCCCTTTGGTGTCCCACCTGATGTTACGGATGGAACAACTATAGTGTATTCACTGTTCGGTGAAGGTGTCGAGTCAAATTTTATATATGTGATTACGAGATCCATATCTATACCCGTCACCTGATTATAATCCAAATATATCTGAACATCTTGATTTGTAATTGCACCGATTGGTATATTTTTTAAAATGTCGGTTTGAATGTAATAATATCTATCAAAAGGAACCTGGTTGGTTCCATCCCCTTCAATGAGGTTGAATATGGGTCTATTTTTATACGAGGTGGCAATTTCCTTTTTGAATTCCAAAAACTCAACCGGGATGGTTTGAACGAGTTGTTTTCCTATATATAGACTCACTGAATTTACTATACTTTCATATGCGGGATAAATGTTACTCGTGGCGATGTAATTTAATCCCTGGATAAACCCAGATTCTCGGAGAGTCTGTGGGCTCAAAAATTGATTGACATTATAAAGAGGTGAGGATTGTGAGAGGATGTACGAGTTGGTTGATATTTTTGTGAGATCCTTGTAATCGTACCCAAAAAAGTTGGCAACTTGGATCGAATCAAAGAGTAAAGAAACATATGAGCTTGGTGAAAGAGACTCTTGGGATGTTTCAAAAGGGAAGGAGAAATTGAAGCTATCATTCAAAAAGGATGGAAGTGCCATGAGAGTCTGAGTCTTGTATCCGATTGACCCTATAGATCCATTGGTGGAGTCTCCAAAGAACAAATTACCACATAGAAAAAAGTTGCCTATTGAAATGATTGGCATTTCATTCGGTTGGGGAGAGATGGTGTTGTTTACAAAAATATTACTCTGAATGTTTCCGAGTGCCACTCGATTTGTTATATTGACCCCAACGTCACTTAAAAAACTCAGATTGGTGTTGAGCCCGGTAATCGGATCCAAAAATCTGGTTACATAACACAATGTGTTTGAATATCGATTGGTGTATATCGAATCAACATTGGTAACAACCGAACACACGTTGCTGTCTCGATTTGTGTTTTGAAGAAACACGATATTATTGTTCCCTGCAATCCATAAAGAGTTACTCACCGTGTAAGTGGATACATTCGAACTCGTTGTGTAAAGAGTGTCGTTAGAATTTACTATGATGGTACTCAGGTTGGTGAGCGTGACGAGTTTATTGGTTCTATAATTCAAATCACTCAGATCCACCTTTGATATGACGTTACTCGCACCGACGTATAAAAAGTTTTTAGGAGACATTGCCAAGGTGTACGGGTACACAAAACTGGTTGTGATTGTCATCGAAGCCCCTGTGTTTAGATTCAGTTGGGTCACGAGGTTATATGAACCTATGTATAGATAATTGTGCGTGGAGTCAAAGGCGAGCCCCTGTGGATTTACATAATTACTGGAAATCACACTCACCACATTCGAACTCAGATTGATTTTGGATATGGTTCCAGCGGATGAACTGGTTGCGTACAAGAGATTATTGGTTGTGTCGATTGCAAGTGTGTTGTAAGACCCTGTCACCACATTACTGACGGCGGTTGTTATAGTCTTGATTCCCGTGTTGTCTGAAAAGTACAGTGTGTTTCCGTTATTCACAAGACTTTTTGGACTCGAAAGTCCATAGACGTATAAATTTACTGCGTTGGTGCTCAGATTGATTCGGTATATAGCGGCTGATCCACTCACAACATAAAGGTAGGTGGTTGATAAACATATTGAACTCGGAAATGATATGGTGCTATTCAAAAGGGTGGTGACGTTTGAACTCAGAGAAGTGAAGCACGCAAAATTGTACCCAATCTCCAAGTCACATATCGGATAATTGAATCCAGATGTTTTGAATGTACATTGACCAAATGCAGTTGTGGTGCCGACTCTTCCAAGTTGTCCAACGTTGTTTTGTCCAGATGAATATACTTTACTGTTCTTGTTATCAACCAGGTATAAGAAATCGGGACCAGCCTTTATACTGTCAATGAATGCCCCATTTGGGAGTTCGGTTGCAATCTGTGTAAAAGAGAGCTTAAAGGAACCAGGTGGGAGAGCCGACCCCAATTCTCCAACCGAATTGGTTCCAGTGGCGTATACATTTCCGGTTGCGTCTCGGTATATAGTTGAATAATTGCAACATTCTATATCCACAACACCGGTTGCAACCGCTACGGGCGTTCCAGTCACAGGAGCGCCACCATTTCCAAGTTGACCCTTTGAGTTGTCACCAAAGGTGTAGACGTTTCCAGTCACATCAAGAAAAGCAGCATGAGAAACTCCACATGAAATCTTTTTGGTTGTGAATGAGTTGGAAACCGCATTCAGTTGAACACTACCGTATGCCGTCAAGGTGTTGTTGGTGTCCACGATCAATGAAAAGTTTGGCCCAGATCCAACGACCGATATATTTGGAACCAAGGCGTTGAATAGTTTCATCTGATTTACATTTATGTTTTGTGGAGTCACGGTCAGAATCGGATCGAGACTCTTTGTGGATGAATACACATACATGTTACCAGCTGGTGGATTTGTAAAGGTCCAAAAGTTGTCATTTGGGGTGGCGAGTCCCGGTAATTTCATTCGAATCGTCACATCACCTATAAAGTCTCCAAAGTATGGAATTGTCGCAATTCGATAGTCAACGGTATCAAATGGAACCACATATGTCTTTACGAGGTTTTGGGACTCGAGATTAAATTGATTATTGAAATAAGTGAATGATGGATCCCCGGATAAAAATGCATCATGCATCCCGGTGACAGCTCCGTAGACCCCGTCGCTCATCCTGATACTATGTGAGTTTTTATTCTATTATTAAAAACTCGCAAATTAATAGATGAGTACTATTCAGTTGAGAAAGTTTGATCCTTCAAAGATTGGGAACGACAAGGTGTGTGTGGTGATTGGAAAACGTGGAACCGGTAAATCCACCCTGGTTACTGATCTTCTGTATCACAAAAGGAATATACCGGTTGGTGTGGTGATGTCAGCAACCGAAGAGGGGAATCATTATTATAAACAATTTATTCCAGATTTATTCATTTATGGGGATTATTCAAAAGATACAATTGAAAAGGTTATCGCGAGACAAAAGAAACTTGTGGCACTCAATAAAATGGATCCAGCATTTATACTTTTGGACGATTGCATGTACAATAAATCGTTTATGAAGGATACATGCATCAGACAATGTTTTATGAATGGGCGTCACTGGAAAATCTTTTTTTTGATGACTATGCAGTATTGTATGGATCTGAGTCCCGATCTCAGGGCGAATGTTGATTATGTATTTGTCTTGCGTGAGAATGTAATTCAAAACAGGGAGAGACTTTACAAGGCTTTCTTTGGAGTCTTTCCATCTTTTGATCTCTTTAATAAGGTGATGTCTGCGTGTACAGAAAATTTTGAGTGTCTCGTTCTTGACAACACGAGCAGATCAAATAAATTGGAGGATTGTGTTTTTTATTACAAGGCTCCGATAAGAAAAGGGTTCAGGATTGGATCCGATGCAATGTGGAAATATCATCAGAGTCACTACAAACCAAACGCAACCAGTAACCCAAATCTAGATAAAAAAACGAGCATTGTGAATGTGGTGAAGAAGTAATTTTATTTTTTAGGGCTAGGTTTGTCTAGACTCCAATCACCACCTAAAGATCTTGAATATCCATTCATGTGTAAAATTGAAGCATTTGGACTTTTGAATGGAATTGCTAATGGGGAAAATCTGGACTTGGAGTTATAGAAGAAGAAAAAGGCGAGTATCAAAATTATTATGAGCGTCAGGTTATTTTTCATTTATTATTCGGCAACATTTTCCTTTGCGCGACGATCAATCTCACCCTGAACGCGCTGGTTGGCCAGTTTCACCAACTCGGCAACCGACATGTCTGGAAACTCCTTCTTGAGATCCTCCACCACATCGGCTGGATGGGGAATCGGTGGTACATCGGGCTTGTTGTAAAACTTGGAATTCTCATCACCTGGTTCGATGAAAGGTGTATCACTCCCCTCGAGTGGCTTGGCCAACATATCCTTCTTGCGCTTCTCAAACATGGCTGCAGCGAGACGCTGGTTCTCACGATACTTGGTCATGATATCCTCCAGCTTGTCGTCATTGTAGTGCTGATCATCAATGGCATCCATGTCGGGTGGAATGAGCAGCCACTTGTACATGTCAACCACAAAAATGTCAAAGGTTGCATCATCCCGCTGGAGACGCTTGGCATGAGACTCCGCCTCTGAACGGGTGGAAAAGGCTCCACGAATCTTGATTCCAAACTTGTCATTCTTCTGAGGGCAACTTGGGCCAACGATGGAAAGGCACGCGAATAGCTGACCCGGAACGGTGATGTAATCAGTCTCAAGTGTAGACATTTATGTATTCTATATCGAAATCTTTAATTGCTGACACTTTACCAAAAACTCATCTTGTTCCCTCTTTGAAAGACTGCTCGGATCTTTGGTTTGGAGAACCTTGATTTCGGGTCCGGTGAGTGTCACTGCATTCAAGCGGTAATCTTCAAACGCTTCACATGCCAAAGGGACGATTGGTTTGATAGCCTCGTAAACCACTTTGGCCACGTTTGTAATCTCGAGTTGGGCATGATCATCCATTCGGAGACGCAAAAAGTGAAACAAGTTGTGAAGATTAATCTTCCAGTAAAACTCCGTCATGGTACACACCGGAAGAATGCCCCGAGCCAGTTCTTTGGCCACTCCGTAATCCAAAAGAGTCTTGTAGTTTTCAAAGGCGAGATTGCACGTGTTGTTTTGGAGGTTTACAAATGCATCATTTGTTTCGTTATCAAAAGGATCAGAGAAATCACTCCCTTGGTGGTTGATGACGGATTGCTTTCGAAACTCCACCGGAATGTAAAATTCATCCTCCTTGATTTGGGTGTACCTCGCAGATACCTCATTCACACTTGCTGTGCGATGACGTAACCACTGTCGGGCAACGTAGATTGGAACCTTGATGTGAAATTTAAACTCCACCATCTCAAAAGGAGTCGTGTGCCAATTGCGCATCAGATACCTGATGAGATGACGGGTCTTCACTGGGTCCTCTTTAT